CTACCACTCCTCTTGCTTCTGCCAATTCTCTTTCTCTCTCTTGTTCACGCTGACGCATCTGTAATTGAATCGCCAATCTTAACCTTTCTTCATCAGGTAAGTTGGGTAATCGACCTTGTAGACTACTAAGACCTTGTCCAACTTTACGAGTTAATAATGTCTTAGTGGTATTTTTTTTGTATGTATCGCGTTGTTTTCTAGCAGGAGATATAGGAGGAGGAGGACCAGATTCTGGTGATTCTGGTGATTCTGGTAACTCTGGAAAAAACATGCTATGAACGTCTAATTTGGTTTTTTCTATTTTGTTTTGTGATAAAACTTGATTATCTTTCATTTCAAAATCATTGACACATCGTATAAATAAAGAATCTGTTGTATAGAAACCAGGATTACTAATTGGATCTAATATAGTATCATTATAATCAATTTCTCTGAAAACTCCCATATTTGTGCTACCAGTTTTAGATGTTTCAATTAACAATTTTGTTTTGGTTGAATTCAACCCTTTAAATCTTACACATATTCTATCAGTATACCCTTCGTGACGTATAGATATAAATAATATATTTTTCAATTCGGGATGTATATTATAATAATTTCTTATTCTCTCTAACATATTTGGATCATCATTATGATTATGTTTTTCTATCATTCTCGTTTTTACTATGCCTCCACCAGCACCCATGTTATAACCATAACTATCTTCATCAACAATCGTTGTATCATTTGGACTATCTAACACTACTTTATTTTTTGATCCAAAAACAGCACCTTTTACTTTATTTGTTGCTATAGACATTGCTTGTCTAGAGAGAAAGTATTGAACTGTAAAAGATCCACCGCCAAGTAATACTACGGGAACAGCAATCATTATTATCATACTCCATATACCTTCACCAACTAAATTCGTAATACCACTCATATACCCCTTTATGCTAGTAAACATCCAATCCATGTTTAATTGTGCTTCTCTCGCATTATTTTTATTGACCTTTGCATTAGCATCTAATAACCTCGATTGTGCCTCCGCTTTGCTTGAAGTATCATTTGCTTTCATATATTTCGATATAGTCTCTGCTTCTGCCACAATTCGCGCCGCTCTTGCCTTTGTCAATTCTTTTTGAGCCATAACCTGTGCATTTTCTTCAATCTTTCTTTTTTCTAAAGGCAAAAATGAACCATATTCATCCAACAATTTTTTCACTTTTACAATATCCATTTTAATATCATCATTGATAACATCAAATTCTCTCCCTATTACTTCTTCATCATCTACTTTAAAGAACATATGCTGTTTGTCATCTAATTTTCTTATTAATTCAACAAATAAATCCGCTTTCTCTGAGACATCTTGTAATCTATTCAATTCTGTTTGAACTTCTGGAGTCACATCCGGATAGAAACTGGAGAATAAAGTCATCTTTTGCCCCACAGCAGCTTCATATATTTTCTTTTGTAATGCAGTTGATCTCCGTTTTAATAATTGTAATTGACTTAAAAAAATCTTAAAAGGCATCGTAATATTGTAACCACCAATTATTCCACTCTTCATATATTCTTTCGATAACCTGATTGATACTTGTTCGTTTATTCCAGCAGTGGCATTTTCATTTTTTGGAGTAGTCATTTCAATGTATGGACCAGTAAATATACCTCTACAATAAGATAATCCTTCTTCTATACGCGCCTCAACAAACTTTTCTCTATCAACAGCAGTCAAATTCTGTGATGCTACTAAATTTGCGACACTTCCTTTATCATCGATCGATTTCATCACATCTATTGCAACAAGACCCGCTGCAGGTTTTCTCTCTTTTGGGGCAGCAGTTGTCACGAAATATGATGAAATTGATACAGGTTCTATAGCAGCTGTAATATTTTCTTTTAGTAAATTCACAGCTTCATCTTCAAATAATCCAATACCATTTGTTTTTTGAAATAAATCAACACATAATTCTCTTACTTCAATCATATTCTTATCTAATTCTCGTTGTAAACCACGAGTTATTGCTGCATTTTCTTTTAAAAATGCGATTGCCGTTCTAGGAGCAGTAATAGGCGCTAATCCCCAAAAACTATTTACTTTTTCTGGATTTTTAATATCTTCAATATTTTCTTGTGCTGTTTTAGTAAAACCAAATGAATATCCTTGAGGTGTTAATGGAATAGGTTTTGACGGACCCGCATAATCTAGATCTATTGGTGCTGTAATAGAATAATCATCTTCTTCTTCCTCTTGTTCTTCTTCTATTTTCAAATCATTCAATGTATTTTGACTAACAATTGTATTATTTGCAATCTCTAATGCCTCCGATAAACTATCAACTGTTACATTTAACTCGGCAAGTTGTTCAGCAGTAACTTCATCTTTTGGAATAGTATATATTGTCGAATATACTTGATTTAAACTTCCTGATATCATACTTCCAAGATATGAACTAAAATATCCATTACTTAAATTCTTCTCAGCCGTGGCATTTACTTCTGCAGAAACCTTGGTCGTATTTGATTCAATCTGTCTAGCTACTGTGGCAGGTATATCAACATTAAGTATTCCTGAACCATTTTGTGGTTTAAATGTGACTGAAATATTATCATTTTGATACATTGAAGTATTTGGTGCATTTGTTATGTTAGCACTAACTGAAGGAACAAAGAAACATGATAATCTTAACCAAGAAATCATAAGTATTTTCAATAAAAATAATATACCAGATTCCCTTTTACTATTTCGCCGAGTTATGCTATTTCTTCGACTACTATTACTACTTCGTTGAGAACTACGATTTATAGAACCATATTTTTTATGATTCTTCGTCTTATGCTTTCTTCTTTTTGTCCTTTTCGATTTATTGTTACGATGACGTCTTCTATCTCCACCTTTCATTTTGATTTTCTTTAAATGTTGTTTACGTATTAATTTTTCGATTAATTCATCAATTGTCAGAGAATTTTCTGTACTCAACTTCTCTGAATAATGATGAACCATTTGAAATATTTTATTTTGTGTATTTCGTATAACCATCAGTAAGGATACAAATAAAAGTAATTGATATTGCATGTTAACGTATAGTAATATCACTTCTTGCGATAACTGATCAACATTGACATTTCCAGTATTTTTCGTTTTAAACAGTAATAATGACAAGCCTAAATAAATATTCAATGAATCATTGATCAGTTCATCATAATTAATATCTACACTATGCTTTAAAATATATGTCGTATATATCATAGTCTATATATCTATATTAGTAAATTAATATCGGATTAATTCGGTTTTACAAATATATACAGGTTATTATATTCATACCCTGATTTGATCAAATCGATTATTCCATGTAATATAAAGCCTGATTCCTGTGCCATTACAACAATCTCTTTTTCAGTTGGCATATACATTTTATGTTCTTGTTTTTTAATACGTCCGTCTTTAAACTCAAACTTCTCTTTAAATTTCGCTACACTGGTATTATTGTCTAAATCAAAATTAGCAGTATAATTAAAATCTTTGAAATGTATTTTACTTTTGGTAATTCTCTCTTTGGCATAACGCTGTGGCGTCAACATCAACAAAGGATTCGCTGGTGGTAGAATAGGATCAAACATATCTCTATCAACTAAATGGACAACTAAATATCCACCTGGTTTCAACCATCCCATACAATTATTGAAAAATTGCATCTTATCTTGAATATAATAAATTGTAAAATACATACATAAAATATGTGTAAATGATTGATATCTAAACGCACTCGCATCGAGCGCATCCTGAACCATAAAATTATATTCTGGATAATTCTTCTTTGCTTTATTTATCATTGCTGTAGAATTATCTATGCCAATCGCTTTTATACCTTTTGATTCTAATAAGGCAACATGATGTCCTGTTCCACAACCAATATCTAATATAATACTTTCTTCTGTTGGCGTTGTCTGATTAAGAATCTCACCGATTTCGTATTGATCCTTGGATTGACTATATACCATTAAGTCATATATTTCACTATAAAAATCATCATATACACTGGGTCCATCATTGAATACAAAGTTCTTAGTATTTTGAAAGTTTTCTCTCTTTATAGAAAAAATAGAATAGCCTATTAATAAAAGAGCAAATAGTAACAATATTTTACTCCAAGTAGTCATATTATTATATATCTTTGTTAATGATTTTGCTGGATTCATCTTTATATGTATTGTTGTTATTTTTTTTGTTATTATATACTTTATATGTTTATATGAATGAAAATACCGAAATTAATGATAAGAGAGAATCGAAGGAATTTAAAGCAGTTACTTTCTCTGGATTTAAAAAAACTGATGTTAAAAAAGAACTACTCGATAATTTAATTAAATCTAAGATTGAACAAGCATGTTATTGGAGTGTCGAGTTCATTTGTGCTGGTCATTATTCTGATTTATGGGAAATCATATTCTTCTTTTACAGCAAATTTATTCATTTAGGAAATCCTAAACTTGCAATATACTTAGATGTTCGAATCCAGAGTTTTAAAACCATTGTCGCAAATGGATATCTCGCTAATGATTTACCTATGAGAAATAATTCTAAAATAAGAAAATTATTCGCCGAAATAATTTGTATTCTATGTCATGCTAAAAGACGACACAGTTTTGATGAAATTAAGGTTCACAAAGATGATTTTGATATGACTTCAATGACAGAGAGATTTAAGGCACCTAATGTCAATTATGGAACGATTATGATGAACGAAGATCCAAAAGAACTATTTATTCCTATCAATGAATTTGCTTATAATATTTCCAAAGATGGTAAGAATACTCTCTCTGCTTGTTATTGGGTAGAATGGTTGTTAGAGTATGAATGCGTCTGTATGAAAAAGAAGATTAAATGTAAATGTGAAAGACGAGATATGATTCCTGTGGATAGTAAATATCAAATGGATATCGTTTGGTTATTGTGGGATGTGCTTTTGAGAGAAGCGGAAACTCATGGTGCGCTTATTAAGCGTATCGTTGATAGTCTGTTGAACATATTTTCATTAAAATATACACACGCTATTTCTAAGAAACGGCGCTTTATTATTTATTTTGCGATTTCTCTCTTGACTGAATCTGTACCAGTTGATGAAGAAATTATAAGAGAGAAACAACAGGTTTTACAATTGGTAGAACAAATCGACAATATATATAAACAGGTAAAGAAGAATGAACATTCGCCCAATACAGATTATTTATTCTCTTCTCTGAAAAAGTCTAATTTGGATAAAACGATTGAGAAGTTAGATCGAATGAATACTTTTGGTGAAAGTTTTATTCCACGATTATGAACGAAAATAATATTTGATTTTTTTATATATTATAAATATTTATAATATATGTCGGGTGGTATTTTTCCTAATTATCCATTTCATTTTAATATAAAATGTATTATATTTACATTGCTTATTGTTTTAGGATATTGGTATTTTCCTTCAAAAAATATTATAGTCCTATTATTTTTATTATGGATACCTTATATTGCATTGGCTTGGTATGATTATAGTTATCATTGTATTGATAAAATGCAACCAACAATTATTCCTTTTGGAAGATATATTTTTTTGCCTTTTAAACCAACTGAATATAAAAAAAAATTTAAAGCATTACCGAAATCAGCTATCACTGCTATGGATACGTTAGATCATATTACAGGATGGACGATTTTGGTAATATTAATTAGTATAGGATTTTATTATTATTATCATTAATAATATTTTTGTATTTCAGCATATATAATATAATGAAATAATATATAATGCCATCATTCTCAAGGAAAAAAAGAACCAAAACATTTTCTAGACAAAGTACTAGAAAACTTGGTTTCAAAGAACAACTTATTATGCGTTTTTTGGTTGTATTGAATATGGTGAAATTGTATCATTGGAAAACATTTAATTATGCTGCACACAAAGCAAGTGATGAATTGTATTCATCTTTCAATGGAAATATGGATAAATTTGTTGAAGTATTGCTTGGGAAAATGGATGGAGCACGTATCAATTTGACAACAGTAAAGTCGATACCTCTAATAGATTTTTCTAGTGGAAACACTTTTGATAAAGGAATGAAGAGAGAAATCGCATCATTTAAAGACTATTTAGTTAATTTGGAAAATGAACCATTTATGAAAACAATGTCTAATGCCGATCTTTGGACTATACGAGATGAAATATTAGCATCTTTGAATCAATTCTTGTATTTATTGACTTTAAAATGATGAAGAAGGGTATGTAGTACAATTTTCAACAAATTATATAAATTTAATAAATACAAGAAGTAAAATTACACATTTAGAACACTAATTATTTTACAATATTAAATATGCATTTATATTTTTTAATAATTTGAGAATATTCAATCTTTTCATTCAATACTACATCATCGATATAATTATTTAAATTAATATAAATAAAATGATCTTTAAATAAAATATTTGGTTTTGGTATTATTAAATTATCACAATCGCTAATTAAAATAAATTTAAATGCTAAATTAGGATTAATATTAATAATATTTTTACAAAATTTATTTATTTCTTCTTCTTGTATGTCATTTGATTTTTTACAATACCTAATAAAAAATATAGTTTGTTGTTCTTTAATTGTATTAATTAATCTTTCATAACGTCTGGTATATTTTTCAGTAATTTCATTTATACTATTTTCATTAAATATATGAATATCATGATGTGAAATTAATAAATCAAAATTTTTAAAATTAATAGATGTACTGTTTAATGGATTTGGATATATATAATTATTTTCAAATAAAATAGGCGTATTTTCTAATATTTGATTTATACTTTTCATACTTACTACCAACCAATCAAAAAATTGTGTTTCACAATTTTGTTTTGTGTAATTAATAATACTTTGTTTAACCGCGCAAGCATTACCTGCATAGGACGACGATAATGATATATACATATTTTATATATATATATTACGAAAATTACAGAGAAAATCATTTATGAAATACTAATTAAATATTTAGAAAAAGAAGATTATGTAGAATAGTTAATGGTCTTTAATAAATAATTTTCTCTCTTAAGAATGAAATTGGGGCTGGGCTTTTTAATTTGTTTATATATTATTGAGTTTAAATTAATAATATATAAATGACAAGTATAAATATGGATAATCAAATACAACAACCACAACCGAGTATATTTTCAAATACTATTATAAAATCGAGTCCAGCTCTTCCACCTCCGCCTCCAGGTCCTTCATCTAATTCAGGATTTTGGATATTTCTTGCTGTTCTTTCTCTCGTTATATTTATTGCTATTATTGTTCATTTATGTTGGAATAACCCGGCTATATCGAGTTATATTAAAAATTTAACTCAAGATAATAGCAAACCATCTACTCCTTCTAATAATGTTGTTCCATCATCATCTCAACAAGATAGTTCACCTATGACAATGGCATCATCTTTATCATCGCCTTATGAAATAACAAATAACACAGTTTCATCGACACATAATCAAGATTATGGTGATGATCTAATTGGAAGTGGTGGTGGAAATTCTACTATTGGAATTAACACCAACAATGCCAATAATATCAATACCAATGCCAATACAACTAATTTTAATCCATATAGTGATACTTCTTTGGATACAGCACTAAATAATGCTACAAAATCAAATAATAGTCAAACGACACAAACGCCTCAAGCGGATGACACTTATAGCAGTAATAATAAATCAAATAATAAAACAGGATGGTGTTATATTGGAGAAGAGAGAGGATATCGAACTTGTTTACAAGTCGGGGAAAATGATGACTGTATGTCTGGTGATATATTCCCTAGTCGAGATATATGTGTTAATCCTTCTTTAAGAGCATAATTTGATTTTATATTTACCAAATGCCAAAGAAAGGTAAATATCAATATAAACAACAATTTAAAGACCCAATGAAAACATCGGGTTCACTGGTTTTGCAGATCGTATAAATTTAGCATTTACTGGCCATTTATTATTGCTTGTTCCATATGTTCTCTTTACTTTCGGGAAATATGATTTTTCTCTTCCAGACCAACATAATAACCGCGATTTCCCTGGAACATCTGAAAATGATGTCGGATAACAATCACCCGAGCGAAACTCTTGTAGAAGTTGTCCACTACACGGTGCAACTATTTTATTACATAATAAAGTACCACCATCTTCAATTAAATATAATATTACATCACTCGGTTTTATATTTGGAGGAATTACAACTGTTCCATCAATAATTGGTTGAGGTGGAATTGGAGGCGGAGGTGGTTGTCCACCTGAAGTAGGTTGGTCAGGCAAATTATTGATATTACCTGGATTAATCATCGGTATACAATTCGCATTTTGAACACTTGTGATAGAACTACTATCTATTATATTATTCGATTGTGGAGCAATAATATAAGTCGAATTGATTCTCTTTAACAATCCAATATTTGGATCCGATACAGTTGCGGTTTGCGACGCCCATGAAGTAAACTGTCTGTTCGCCAATCGCCAATACTTCTGTTTTTTAGAAAATTGTGTTTCATTCTTCTTATACTGAAGCACGTTTCCCTTTCTCATCATCTGTAATCGATAACCTTCTGCAAGAGATATACTTGGATTATCTGGTTGACTACATCTATTATGAAAACGATTCCATTCCCTCGGTGGGTTTGGATCATAATATTTTCCTAAACAAGACATATATTATCTTTTTCTTTTATTTGTTCTTTTCTTATGAGTTATTCTACGTTTATTTGAACGCCGTTTATGTTTTCTTCCTCCAGTTGTAACAGAAGTCAATGATGATGGTATTGGAACTGGTTGATGTAATGCTGCACCAGTATTAATTTTTTGTTCACTACTACCAAGACCAAACATTTTAGATATTGTGTTCCACATATAAATAGAATAATATTATTATTTTTTAATCTTTAAACCCACTTTGTAAAGTGAAGTCATTTAGCCTAACCTTTTTAAAAATTATGATAAAAGAATTAAGGGAAGAACTCACTATTGGTTCCATCAAAATACCATCTCAAAGAAAGATAATCCGCATTCTTACTATTCAGCGTAGAACTGTCAGTCATTGTAGTATTAGGTCCTTTCTTTACCAAATTTTCAATTGCTACCGTTCCTAACGCATAACTAAAATACCATAAATTCGAAATATATCCATTAAACCCACCATTCATTGCGACATATACTTCTCCATAATTTTGCTTTGGAACTCCAATCAATTCTACGCTTTTTGTAATCGTTCCATTTATATAGACATTTAATGATTTATTCTTACAAACAATGATAACATTAACCCATTTATTTATTGGAATATCCGGGATATCTACTTCTTCGCCAATTACCTCATATGTATCCATTATTACGCTTAACTGATTCGTATCAGGAGAAATATATAGACCCGGAGCATTATTTGGATAATTTAATCCTTGTTCATTTGGTCCATAATTGCCTTTACTAAATATGTGCTTATATTTTCCATTTGAAACGCCTATATCATTAATATATATCCATACTGACCAAGTAAACTCAATTCCACTATTAGCATTATTAGAACGATATATTGTTTTAGAACCCTTCATTTTTGGATCTTGTGTAATCGTCAACATCTGAGAACTCGCATTAATCATTCCAGTAATAATCTTCTGTTCTGTACTATTATCAAACAGTTTCGCAATCAAATTCACTGCTACTCCCAATAATATAATAAACAGAAAAATCACTAAAAGCAAAAATGAAAATTTGGCGACTAAACTATTCGATTCCATAAAATCGAAAAAACCCGAAAATCTTGTTCTTACTCCTGAGGCAGCTATTGAAATATTTTCTTTACTGTCATCAAACGTTTTTTTAACACTTGATCCAATTGCTTGAATACCTCCACTATTATCGCCCACCCATTTTTCACCTGCTTTTTTGTAACTGTCTATATTATTTCCAATGTTAGTTAGGCCATTTTTTAATTCATCTACAGTATTTGTATAATCTTCTGTTATAGAATCCATATCTTATATAATAATATAAGATAAGAAAGAACTATACGTTAGTTGTTTGTTTGTTTGTTCATTTATATCAACGAAAAAGGATACCCTAAAGGCCATCATTATAAATTGACGAATGTAACTGACCTTCAACGGTTTAATAAAATAATTTCACTATTTTATTAAATAGTTATACTAGCCTCTTCAGTTCCATTTTGTGATAATGTAAAATTCAATTGATATTTGCCAAATATATTCGAGAACATACCATCTCCATATCCTTTTTGATATATATCCCAAGATTGTTCTGGATTTAATGCATAAGAATAATATGAGAATTTAGTGGTTGAACCTTCGAATCCACCATTTGGAGTAATATATACATTTGCTGCCGGATTCACATTTGCTACACCTGGCAATAAACATGTTTTCACTAATTTACCATTTATGTATGTATCTAATGTTCTACCATATACACTTATTGTTAAATTGACCCATTGCTGTATAGGTATATTCTGTATTGGACAGGAAATAAATGGTGTTGATGAAGTTCCACTTGTTAATTTATCCGGAAAATATGCTAATGCTATTTCTAAATCATTTGATATAGCAGCTAGAGATACTAATGGAGATGGACCTGCACCAGTAGTATCAGTTGAAGGATCAACCTTTCCGGTTGTATTATTCATTCTTCCAAATATAATCTTGCGCTCTCCATACCTATAATTCCAGTTGCTTATATAAAACCATATTGAAAATGCAAAATTTGAACTTCCAACGCTATTAGATGATCCTAAAGAACTGGCAGATATTGTTTGTGGAACAGTAGCATTACTTAATTTAGTTAATATTGGATTACTTACCACATAATAACGTATTATCAATATTAATATGATAATGATAATTGTCGTAAATATAATCATACGAATGTTCATTTATTATAATAATATATAATAATAAATTTATTATTTCATTATAATTATCAATTCGCAATCTGATTTAACCCAATCTTTTCTGTCGCATTTTCAACCTTTATTGAACTTAAATATAAACTGTCATAATAATTCATTAATATAGGAGGATTCAAATCTTTTACCGAAGTATACAAATAATACACCTGCTTTATATTTAATGCATCGCTAAAATAGACAACGTTACATATACCTCCATGTAATCCATTCTTCTCTCCTATTGTGATATTATCCAATTTCATATAAGGAATAGATCCTCCATTAAACGATTGTTGTAATTTACCATTTATAAATATATCTAAAATGCCGCTATTATAATTGATCACTATATTGTTCCATTTTTGTAACAATACATTTTTGTTTCTATAAACAATGAAATTTCCATCATCATCTAAATCATACTTTTTTCCTTCATATAATGTTGGATTTCCTGATACATCCATTTTTTCAATTGTTATTATCATTTGATTATCATTTCCTCTATACTGAACATTTGGTTTTCCACCATAATTTATAAGAGAATGAAAAGTATCGCCTCGATTATTTGCTGTGCTATTCGCATCTATAAAAATCCAACATGATAATGCATAATTATAAGAATGAGTAATCACTTGCGTTGCGTTATAATCTGGATTCGACCATGAAAAATCATAATTAAATAGTTTAAATGATTTTTTTGTCGAATTTACTTGAGGATTCAATGATGTATATGTTGCTAAAACTATTTCTTTATCTGTATATACAGGCTCTTTTAATAGAAGCTGTCCACCTTGCGATGAAAATAATGTATATGTGTATGGAATACTATAATATATGAGATATAATAAGACTATAAGAATCAGCAAAATAATATCTGTTCTACTTGGCGTAATTTGTAATGAAGAAACTGAACTTGCCAAATCACCGGTTGATGCTCGTTTCATCGCATTTACCATAACAGTTGAACCCTTTTTATAATAACCTGACAATATATCGATCAGTGCAATCAGCAAACAAGGTATATAGAAAATACAACCTATTATGAGTTGCGATAATGGACTGTCTGTTATAAATGTTGACCCTTTGAATAAATTACTATATGACATCATTCTGTATATAATCGCCAATAACGTGATGATAATTGCAAAATTTAATATAATCCCAAAGACACTTGATGAACCATCTGAGTTTTTAAATGTAAATACTTGAAATAACTGGATGATCCAATTAATCAATGAAAATAAGAAAAAAATACCAAACAGGATGAAAAGAGATACTGTAATTGATTGCATCAACTGATCTTTTTCCATATTAAAAAACGCGAGATTCATATTCAGTTTTGTCGATATATATATGAGAAATAATCCTACACAGAAAATGATCACAAATGCTATAATCGCATATATATAAGGCGAAATACCATTATTCAATGAAGAACCTTGTGCCAATTTACTACCATTTATGTATAATATTACTGTTATGAATAAAATTAATGTAATGAAAAACATTAGTAAGTCTGAATCGTTCTTTACATTTCTCTCTTTCATTATTACTTTGTAATATATCGCAAATGTAATAATATATGTAATTATGATACTAAGAGTTGGTAGACTATTTTCATATTTGGTTATATACGAAGACGGAATGAATGAAGAGAGAAACTTGACAAATATCTCATTATCTTTACTGAAATAATCATTATTAAATACATTTGCTATGGCAACATTATATACTATTAACAATGCGAGAACTCCATATTCCTCATTTTCTAATCCCAACCTACCAAAATATTGCCCCCTTTTAATTTCAGCAGTTTTCATTGATTTATTTAATTCTTTAATCGAATCATTTTGAAACGAAGAGAAACCAGCAGAAGTCATTTTCATTGTTAAAACTGCAATAACCGATATAATAAATCCATTTATCAGTATGATAACCAACTCATTCAATGAATTATATTTCGTATTGGCTGTCGTATTCAAAAATGTAAAGAAACATCCTAGAAATACGATTCCATAAATAATAAGTAAACCATATATTGATAAATCTTTGGCAACCGCAACCTGCCCAGGCATGAATGATTCTGTCTTTGACGATGATTTTGATCCTGATGTATCATATTGTTTGAGATTATTCAACTGTTCTTCCATATTCGTAATCGTTGATGCAGCTGGTGTAGGTATTACGCGTGTAATATTATTCATTAAAGACGTGTTCTTAATATCATTATAGCCACTGAGTATGAACCCTTTATACGTCATAAATACGTATATAATATAAATACAAGAAGCAACAAGAGGTGTATAAACAAGTGTATTTATCATCATTGAAGTTGTTTGACTTTTTGTCACATCTTGTGGCAAATTTGATCTTGTTACAATATACATTGAAGATAATATGATGAAAAAGAATGACACGCATAATAATGTAATTTTATTTTTGTCAAATGTATGATATATTAACATAAATATGAAGAAAATACCGTATATAATTGAAGCATATAAAATAGAATATATTGGCATTTGTATATTTTGAATTATGTTACTTTGATTCGTTAAGACAAACTTTGAACTTTTCGGTAAAAAAGCATTACATGCCAATGTAAAAATAATTAAAAAGATGGGCAACGCAAATGACCAAAGACTTGCAGCCTTACCTGATTTATCATTAAGCGCATAATATATTTGCTTTATTAAGAGATATACGAAAAATATTGTAATTAATGATGATATCGTCACATATGTCGTTGAAAATAATACCACAATAAAACTGATTAAAATAATGAAATATAAAATAGTTATTATCACAGGATTACCAAAATAATTACCGAGATTTTTATAATCAATTGCGTTCAATATATTTTTTGTTTCAGAATCCTTTGGCGGGGGTTTATTTGCTCCTGTTGCTGCCGCTTCCATTAATAGTATATATTATATAAATATTATGATTTACATATTCTCACTAGCAGTTTTTTCTCCATGACAATTCCTACATAGTGCCACCAAATTCTCCACATTATTTCCACCACCATATTCTAATCTTACACGATGATCTATTTCGAAAGTATGGTTCAACTGTTGATGACATTCACCGCATTTCCAATGTTGTTGCGACGCTACATATTTCTTCTTTGTTTCAGATACTGATCTCTTAGTAGCACTGCCACCACTACCATTGAAACCTTTTGTAGGTGATTGTGAATTATTGTTCATTCCCATCATAAATCCACTATTATCTTTGGGAGATGTGAAATCAATAATAGGAGAAATAAAATTCATCGTCTGTTTATCTATCGGCATATATTTTATCATATTATTCGCATAAAGAAGTATCTTCTTTGATTGCATGGGATCCCGTTTGATTAACAGATAAATCGATATGCCTATAATGGCAATTATACCCATTGTGAAATATTTCTTATATGAATAGATCTTCTTTAAAATATTTCCATCATAATATACATTATAAATGAAGACAGCGGTAATGGCAATAATAATAATTTCAAGTCTCATATAATAACTGATATATTTACCCTCGTATATTTCTTTGAATATTTGTTTCAAAGAAATATTATAATATATATATATGTTTACGAAACTATTTTTGGAAACGACAAATCCAAAAACGTCATGGATTGCCTTTATGAAGTTAATACCAATCATCTGTCTATCTATATTAGTTAACATAACAATTTATACAATCTTCTTGAATCTCGCAAGTTATGTATTTGTAAATAAATTTTTTAGTAAAAATATTAACATGCGTTTTGTTGGAGTCTTAATTATTATCATGATTTTAGGTTATATAGGCCGATTCTTACATGCCAAAGAAGCGTATAAGATGTTTCAGTATAAAGAAAGTAAAACGGCAGAATATATGAACACTCATTATAATAGTTGGGTTTTTCTTGGTTAAATTGAATTTATTATAATTTACCTGATCGACGACTTTCTCTCTTTTTGCGCGTAAGCATTTTTCGACGAAGAATCTTTATTTTACTACGTATTTTCAGAGACTGTATTTGTCGCTGTTTTAATTTTTGTAATAATACCGGTTCTCTGCTTAAGCGTTGTAACTTTTTATTCAATGATAATAACACCTTCTTTAATTCATCAATATTGATTGGAGAACTGCTATATTTTAATAATATATTTATCATATCTTTCAAACTGGTATGTATTATTTTTCGATAAAATGAAGTTTTTTGAGATGGCTGAATTAATTCGTATTGCATTATTTGTTCTGTTAATGGAAGAAATGTCATGACAAATCCCCATATATCAACATTTTTAATATATACTTCATTTAAGTATCCTAAAACATCAAATTTTTCATTTTTCGTATATTTTATTAAAATATTACAGAGATAATCGATAATATATCCAATATGTTTTATATTTACATTTTGTTGTATAATATCTATTTTACCATGTAATTTTTCTATTGTTGTTGTAAATTCAGGTGTTCCATACATTTTACTGAAAATAGATTTAAAATTTGATAAATGCCCAGAACCACGATATTCAATATGTGTTTTAACAAATTCTTGTAAAAAATCACGAATATCTTTGTGAGTTCGTTTGTTGGTTATAAGAAATAATTCATACATTTCTTTGAAAATTGTAGAAAATAATATACATGAAAATGGAACATTGAACTGAAATGGACGGTCTCTATATGCATCGGGTATAAATTTCCAATCATCTGTGAATCCATAATTTGTTTCGACAGATACATTTTGTTTACCAGGAAAATAAATAGTAGAGAGACCCCAATCTATTAGTCTAAAACGTAAATGTCCATTTTCATTATTGACTAATATATTATTTGCTTTCAAGTCCGAGTGATATATTCCTTTCTTGTTCATTGGTAATATGGCATTATCGAGCAAATCAATCATTTTATTGTTGAATTCTATGATACGCGCAGAATCATATAGATTTTTGCTGATATAGCAGTCTAGATCTATTCCACCATATGGCATGTTTAATGTCAATAATTTGCTCAAATGATCGTTTATATTGTCTTTTGTAATTCCCTTTTTCTTTAACGAAGAACAATTCACTGTATCGTAATCTTTCAAATCAGATTTAGTAAGTTTAACAGGACGGCAAATCGTAAACTGTGAAATAATAAAGTAGTTTTTATAATTCGGTATCGTCTTTAAAATAGGAATGAACTTGATTATTTCATCGTATTCATCGAGTCCATGTTGTAATCGCATTATTTTAGAAATACCTGTCTTGTCATATATATTGGTATTTCCAATTATATGCAGTGGATCACATTTTATTTGCGGTTTAAAAATACAACCAAATCCACCTGATTCGATAACTGTTCCACCATGTTTCATTATAATATACCAACATATTAATATTATTTTCAACCTTTCTCAAAAAGAGGACTTATAATGTATATAATATATCACAAATCCTAATAAAACAATTAAAAAAATATATACAATATGCCTACGTAATTTATTGAATTCTATTAATTTGACATTTTTTGATTTATAATGTTCATAATATTGGACGTAAAACTCTTCCAATGATATTTTTGGTTTCTCCAATTTTTGATTTACTTTATTATGTATAAAGTGTGTCCACCTAATAAATGAATCTCTATTATCTAAATAAGGAGTTACTGGATATTTATCTAATAATTTGGAAACATACTTTGAGATATTTTCAACAGGAATAAAAAGAGGCAAATTATGAATAAATTCGTAGTATTTTTTTCTGGTAATTGTGTTTGGGTAAAGAGGATATGATACCGCAATTGTATGTAAGAAAAACCAAAAATGTGGACCCCATATCGCAGGATCTAATGTGGATGTAAATGATTGATTTATATATTTAGGCATAATATAATACGAAACACATTAAACTCTTAACAAAAACGATTCGCACCGAATGCTACTATTATTTATGACAAATTAATTATAAAAGAATTTAAAAACTAAAAGATGATTATTTAAGTCATATAATGAATAAAACGATTTTGTGTAATAATTGTTCAAAAACCGGGCATTTATTACATCAATGTAAATTGCCTATTATCAGTTGTGGTATCATTTTAACTCAGGTTGTGAAAGGGGAAATATACTATCTCATGATTCGACGAAAAGACAGTTTCGGGTATATTGACTTTATACGCGGCAAATATAACGTGAATAATATATATCATCTTCAAAAAAAAATTAACGAAATGTCTCTCTTGGAAAAAGACAATTTATTGACACAATCATTTGAAGATTTATGGAGAAAAATGTGGGGAAGAGTTACTGTAAATCCGTTATATAAGAATGAAGCAAATAATTCAAATATCAAGTATGAATTATTAATGAATGGAATTGATTATAATGACCGAACATATTTTCTAAAAGATTTGATTGATGAAAGCACAACTCATTGGAAAGAGACAGAATGGGAGTTTCCAAAAGGGCGCAAAAATTATCAGGAAAAAGATGTAGATTGTGCGTTGAGAGAGTGTAATGAAGAAACTGGTATCGACATCGAAAAAATACAATTGATAGATAATATTATACCATATGAAGAACTGTTTATAGGATCAAATCATAAATTTTATAAGCATAAGTATTTTATTGCTGTGTATAAACCAGATACCGACAATATCAATGATTTGTCGACTGGGTCTTTACAGTTTCAACAAGCAGAAGTTAGTAAATTAGAATGGAAAACATATGATGAATGTATGGAATCTATTAGACCATATCATTTAGAGAAAAAAACAGTCTTACGCAAGGTTCATGAGACAATGCATGCGATATTGTTATATGCGTAGTTCGTTTTTAGTGTGTGATAATTATAATTATATTTTATAATATAATTATAAATGGATATAACTGCTCTGAAGAAACCACGAAAACCTAGAACAAAGAAGATTATTCCTGTATTAGAAGATGAAAATGGCGAACCTATTATTGTTGCTCCAAAACCACGTAAACCTAGAACAAAGAAGATTATTCCTGTATTAGAAGATGAAAATGGTGAACCTATTATTATTCAAAAAAACCCACGAAAACCTAGAACAAAGAAGATTATTCCTGTATTAGAGAAAACGCCTTCTCCTATTCTTTCTCTGAATCCTTCTCTGAATCCTTCTCCTATTGCTCCAGCTGTTTCTCTGATTTCTCTGATTCCAGAGAAAATTATTATTCAAAATGATATCAATGAAAGAATTATAGAACCTCCTCTTTTGTTTACTGATATTTCTACAGAAGAAGTAACTCCTCTTGAAACATCATGTAAAGAATCAAAAAATAAATACAGTAAGTCTTGTAATGATTTTTTAATTCAAAAAGAAATAAAAGAGAGAGAAGAATCAGTAACACAACCACCAGATGATTTTCTGTATCCAACATTAAATGATAAGAACTTTAATGCTAAAATCGCGGAGAAAAAAGAATTCCAAGAAACCAAATATGATGGTTCTTTACATGAAATTGTTGAAAGTCAAGAAAAAAATGAAGAAAACTTTGATGAATTCGCAAATAAAATCATCAATGCGGATTTTGAATTGGCACCTCATCAACATTTTGTCCGAAATTATCTCTCTTTTCAAACACCATATAACAGTTTACTATTATTTCATGGATTAGGAAGTGGAAAAACATTAACTGCAATTGGTATTGCAGAAGAAATGAGAGAATATTTAAAAAGGATCGGTGTTAAAAAGAAGATTATCATTGTTGCTTCTTCAAATGTTGTTGATAATTTTAAACTTCAATTATTCGATGAGGCAAAAATGAGTAAGACTCAACCATGGACAATGAATAATATAATAGGGAATCAGTTAATCAATGAAGTCAATCCTACAAATATTCGAGTCAGTCGTGCCACGATTGTGAAAGAAGTAAATAGATTAATTAAGAAAAATTATAAGTTTTATGGATATGTCAAATTTGCACACAGAATAAATGAAGTGATTGGAGATGATATGACAGATATTTCTGTATATAATTTACGCAGAGAGTTTAACAATAGTTTGATTATTATTGATGAAATACAGAACATGAAAAATATAACAGATAGTAAAAATGGAAAAGATAAGATTGCATCCAAGGCATTTCAAAAATTAGTTAAGAATGCGAATAATCTTAGATTACTTTTTTTAACGGCAACTCCAATGTTTAATAGTTGTAAAGAATTGGTATGGATTTTAAACATGATGAATATGAATGATCGACGATCAATTATTCGAAGTAGTGATGTCTTTGATAATAATGACGATTTAATTGATGAAGACCTATTGACCCAAAAAGCGACAGGATATGTATCATATGTTAGGGGTGAAAATCCTTATACATTTCCATTTCGAGTATATCCTAGTTTATTCTCTCCTGAACATACTTATCCTAGATATTTGTTTCCTACTATGAAGATGAATGGAAATCCAATACCTGCCGAAAATATAGAACATGCATTCAGTTTATATTTGACGGAGATCGGTTCTTATCAAAATGAAGTATATAATTACATATTACAAAATTATATACAGAATAAAAATTTAGAAGAGATGGAATCATTTGGATATACTATTTTACAACCTTTGATACAAACACTTATTATCGCATATCCTGGATTAGAGAGAATAAATACTGAAATATCTTCTGCTATGCCATCCTCTATTTCTTCTGCTATGCCATCCTCTATTTCTTCTGCTGCACCATCCTCTATTTCTTCTGCTGCACCATCCTCTATTTCTTCTGTTGTATCTTCAATTATCTCTTCTATTGTTCCTTCGACTGAAGCATCTCCTGCTATTTCTTCTCCTTCTCCTGTTATTCCTTCGTCTAACTCTTCTCTCGAAGAAGCTAATGAAAATATACCCGCAGAAGAAGAAGAAGAAGAAGAAGAAGAAGAAGAATCTGACCAGAATACAGCCAATTCTGATGAAATGGGAGGGGGTGCTCCCGCAAAGGGGGTGAATTCGCCAGCAGAAGATGAAGAATTATTATCAGATTTGGACGCTGATGTAAACACGGAAGATTCTGAACTAAACGAACAATTATATGGCAATGTAAGAATATCAGAATTATATGGTCATAAAGGTCTCTCTACAGTAATGTCATTCAATAAAAATTTAAATTACGAATATAAAGCAGGTTATGGTGCATTCTTTGATCAAGATAATATCGGCAAGTATAGTTCAAAGATAAAAAGCATTTGTGATACGATACATAACAAACAAACAGGTATTATCTCAGAGGGTATTATACTCATTTATTCTCAATACTTATATGGTGGACTTATACCAATGGCATTAGCATTAGAAGAAATGGGATTTACAAGATACGGTTCAAACTCACTATTTAAAACACCTCCTACTGCAGCAGTAGATGTGAGAACAATGGAATCAACAAAAAGACCGGATTTTAAACCAGCAAAATATATCATGATTACTGGCGATAGTCATTTATCTCCTAATAATGACGGAGATGTCAAAGCAATCACAAATATTGATAATATCTTCGATGAAGTGAAAAATATAGATATTTCTGGAGAGAAAATCAAAGTGGTATTAATCTCTCAATCAGGATCAGAAGGTATTGACTTTAAAGCAATACGTCAAGTTCATATATTAGAACCATGGTATAATATGAATCGAATTGAACAAGTCGTTGGTCGTGCTGTCCGTAATTTGAGTCATAAATGGTTGCCTTTAAAGAAAAGAAACGTACAAATATTTTTACATGGAACAGTTCTATCAGAGAAAGATAAAAATACAGAAACGGCAGATGTATATATATATCGAGTTGCAGAATTTAAAGCAAAACAAATCGGTGTCGTAACCAGATTATTGAAGAAAACCGCAGTTGATTGTATTCTCAATCATGACCAGACTAACTTCTCTCAACAAAAGATCAATACTACTTTGGATATTATTCTCTCTACTCAACCAAAAGTAACAATTCCATTTCAAGTTGGTGATAGTCCATATAGTATGACTTGCGATTATATGGAAGATTGTGATTATCAATGTAGTTCTGTTACACCGACGAATACGAATGAATATACATATGGAGAAGCATTTGCAAACGCAAACATCGATACTATTATTAATCGCATCAAAGGACTATTTAAAGAACGATTTTTCTACAAAAAACTGGATTTAATAAAAAGAATCAATCCACACAATAGATATTCTATTATTCAAATATATGCTGCGTTAACACATGTGGTTGATGACAGAAATATATTCATTAAAGATAAATATGAGAGAAATGGACATCTAGTAAATATCGGTGAATATTATCTCTTTCAACCAAATGAATTAGATAACAAGAATATTTCTCTCTATGATAGAAGTGTACCAATCAAGGCTTTACCAGAAAAAATCGATATTATAAGAGATATAACACCTGCTGCCGTTCCTGCTAAAGCAGCAGAACTACTGAAAATACAATCACCTCAAGTAGAACGCGCGAATGTAGATACAAAATATGGCAAATTAGTTAGTTTGATGAAATCCAAATATGATCTGTCAATGGAGATTTTCAATAAAACCGAAAAGGAAATACGTGAAATACCCAAAGTCTATGACGGAGAAGAGGTTTGGATAGAAAAGCACATTATATTAGGTATCGTAATGTATAATTTAAGTAATTATAGTATCTTCATTCGTAGCGCAAGTGACCCCGTTCCAAGAGAGACATTACAACAAATGTTAGTTGAACATATTATTGATGATCTATTACCAGACGAGAAAATACTGTTACTACAATATAGTTTAGATATAGATGAATACGATGATACCGATGATTTTATAAAAATACTCAAATTATACTGCGATAGTCTGCTCATACGCATGTCAGGTGATAAAGGTTCAATCGCATTTGGATATATCAGCTACAAGGCTAAACCTCATTATTATATGTTTCATAAAGATACAAATACTCTTCAGTGGAATCGAACAGAAGTAAATTATAATACTGCCGATTATAGTGATTCGCAACGTATGCTGAAACAAAAAAGTGAAGATTTATCACCCCTCATGGGGAAATTATTTAATTCATTAGTCGGGTTCATTGATATGAAAGATAATAATATAATGGTATTTAAAACAAAGATTACTGAAAAACAACCAGATGTAAAGAGGACACCAACTGGTCGAATATGTAATAAAAGCACGAATAAGACACAAATGACCGAAACATTGAATGAAATTGTCAATAGTAAAATATACCAATTAAGTGATACAACGAAACCTCCATCACAATATTATAATTATTTAGAAGTGACACCTACATATGTCAATTTGAAATATACAAATGAAAGTGAACTATGTTATATATGCGAATTTATACTTCGGTATTATGAAAAAGTAAATAAAGAAAACAAAATATGGTTTTTAAATTATGAATTACAGAACTTTATACAATTTGTAAATATGAAACCAGTTGATTATACGATGAATTTCGTATTTCAACCAGAAACAAAACCTCTCAAAAAAACAGGTAAGAAATAACTAAGAAATATTATATATATATCGATTGAATGAATATGTAGAGACTGGATTACTATAATAAAATAAAATTGAATATAAATAAATATAATAATGAATAATATAATGAAAACAATGCAAACGCAACAAATGAAATCCAAATTTAATAGCAGAAGACAAAAGAAAGGAGTTGTCGATTCCGCAATATATGCTCCATCGATGATTACTCGAAGTATTAGTATTTCTATCATTTCGATCGGACAAAATCTTGATGAAACAATACGACAAAAAATACAAGATGATTATGAAGGAAAATGTGTGGTTGAAGGATTCATCAAACCAGGATCTTCCAAAATAATCAGTTATTCCAGTGGAACAGTTAGAGGCGGAAATATCATATTCGAAGTTCTATTTGAATGCGAAACAAGTTTACCAGTGGAAGGAATGAAAATTACTTGTATTGCTGTGAATATTACAAAAGCTGGAATTCGTGGAGATATAGCAAATATTAAACCTTCTCCGGCAATTGTATTTATTACAAGAGACCATCACTATAATGTCGATTACTTTAATACTATCAAGGAAGGTGATATCTTTGTAGCAATCGTTATCGGACAACGATTTGAATTGAATGATCGATTCGTCTCTATTATCGCAAAATTAGAGACTTCCGATGAATATAAGCGAACAATGAAATATCAACAACGTAAACAAATAACCGCACCTATACAAAATACTGTAAAAGCAAAGTCTTATTATGATCTCGAAGAGTCGCCACAAGCAGAAGATGTTGCCGAAGAGAATTATTTAGAAGGTATCTCACAACTTCCACCACCACCAATGCGAAAGAAGAAAGGTGACAAGGAGAAAAAGGAAGAATATCCCACAGAAGTAGAACAGATTATTAGTAAAAAACCCAAAATAGATATGGAAGAAGAAGAACTTGTAATTCCTCCAGAATATGAAAATTCGGATGAAGATGAGGAAGAAGATGCCGATGCCGAAGATGATGAAGATGCATATATTGGTGTTGATGCTGAACCACAAAAGAAGGCGAGATTCGAAGACTCAGATGAGGACTAAATCAAGAAAATTAAAAATGATCACTCGATTCATTTAGTAAATTATGTAATAATGTTTCTTTGTTACTATTATTGACATCACCAGTTAAAATAGCAGATTCATATATTTTTCTTAATAAATCGGTTGGAGTATGATTGCCGATTTTAATAAGACCTTTATTTCTCAAATACTTTTTAATATCATTAACATGATGAGTCTTTAATTCTTTATGTGAATCAATTACTTTTTTTCTAGTTTGTATGTTTTTAATCAATACTCCAACTTTTCTATATATTTTTGACTTTCCAAGAGTATATTTTCTTCGAATTGTCTTTTTAATATAAACCGGACTATCATCTTCTATCTGTTTTGGTTCTTCTATTTCATTCTCTTTAAAACGACTTTTTAACTCATTCAGCTTTTTCTCTCTTTCAAGCAAAACAGAAGAATTATCATTTGGTTGTTGTTTATATATATCATTCTTATGTGTCATCCAAGAACGATAAGTAGGTTTACTTCCATTCTTTAAACAACCATATGGAACATCTGTTGGTCTTTCATATTTTAATATAATATCTTGTTGTTGCGGTTGTTGTTGATATTGTGAAACATCATCATCTTCTTCCATTGTTGACATTGATATTGATGTTGCTGGTATAACGTTTTCCAATTGCATATGTGTATTTTTAAAATCATCATGTAACTCAATATCAACCATTTGAACATTTGGTGCAGTCGATGTTTGTATTTTTTGAAAAATTGGAATACTTGTTGGTATACCCTTTGACTCAATATTTGATTCTTTCTCTGATTTCTCTGATAAAGAAGAAAGATAATTCATTGACATTATAAATTCATCGTCGTCGTCTTTTGATTCATCTGTTTTTTCATGAACTATGACATTTTTACTAACACTACTTCGTGGAGGTTCTGTCTGTTCTAACCTCTTCTTATGATCCTTGATTCTCTCTATTAATTGCCTTTTTAATAGATTTGGAGTAATTGGTTTCTCGATTTTCTTTCTCTCTCTATTACTTCTCGTTCGTGACTTGGATGAACCTTGAAGTTTAAATAAATCTGGATTAATCTGTATCGTCTTTTTATTGGAACTCATTATAATAGAGAATTAGTATTATAATGAATTCTTTACTCGCATTCTATTCGCTTTATTGTTTACTAAAAAAAACATTTATTAAGATAAAGACGAAACGATTTAAAAATAAATTGAAATAATTAATAACTAAATTATGTTATCTACTCAAACCATAAAATCAACAATGACAACAATCAATGAAAATACATCAAATGCTAAATCTGTCGAAGAGAATGACGACATATTTGCAGCAGAATATATTGAAACCCCTTGGGATATTATCGAAAGTTACTTCAAAGGGCAACATTTGGAGAGACTGGTTCGACATCAAATCGAATCATACAATCACTTCATTGAATACCAATTGATGAAAACAATCGAAATGTTCAATCCAATTAATATCAAGTCTGAACAAGATCTTGATATTGCATCGGGCAAACATAGATTGGAATTATTTGTCACTTTTGAAAACTTCAATCTGTATCGTCCACAGATTCATGAAAATAATGGAGCAACTAAACTGATGTTCCCTCAAGAAGTCAGGCTTCGCAATTTCACGTATGCTTCTGTCATGACGATTGATATTAAAATACATTTCGTTGTTCGAAACGGCGAAAATCTGGAGAATGTTCAAAACTTTTACAAAACTCTCCCAAAAATACATATTGGAAAAATGCCAATCATGCTTAAATCAAACATATGCGTATTATCTCAATACAAACATGTTGATCCTAAAAGCATTGGTGAATGTAAATATGACACTGGAGGATATTTCATCATTAACGGATCAGAGAAAACTGTATTGGGACAAGAAAGAGCAGCAGAAAACAAAATATATATTTATAATGTTAGTAAAAATAACACTAAATATACATGGAGTGCGGAAATCAAGTCAATCCCCGACTTCAAATGTATCTCTCCTAAACAACTGAACCTCTTCGTTTCGTCAAAGAATAATGGTCTTGGATTTCCCATTGTTGTTCAGTTGCCTCGAGTGAAACAACCTATCCCACTATTCGTTCTGTTTCGTGCGCTTGGTATCATTCCTGACATGGAAATTTGTCAATATATTATATTGGATATTGACAACATTGAATATAAAGATCTATTACAAGGTCTTGTTGCGTCAATCATTGATGCAAATACCTGCTTAACACAGGAAGATGCTATCAAATATATTACTGGATACGTTATGTATACCCCCATTAATATGGATAGAGAAACTGGACAACGCAAGAAATTGGAATTTGCAAATGATATTCTGTCAAATGATTTATTCCCTCATTGTGCTACTCTGTCACAGAAAATATTCTTCTTGGGATACATGACAAATCGCATATTACAAGCCAAATTTGATTGGATCAAACCTAGTGATCGTGATTCATATTTGAATAAACGCATTGATCTTACTGGTTCTCTGTTGAACAACCTATTTCGCAATTACTTCAATAAGCTTGTGAAAGATATGGAGAAACAGATTATCAAAGAAATCAATAATGGTTCTTGGAAATCGACTGAACAATATATGAACATTGTCAATATGACAAATATTTATAAGATCATCAAATCAACAACGATTGAGAATGGATTGAAAAAGGCATTGTCCACCGGCGACTTTGGAATCAAACAAATCAATAGTAACAAAGTTGGTGTTGCACAAGTTCTAAATCGATTGACTTATGTCAGCAGTTTGAGTCACATGCGTCGTATTTCTACCCCGACAGATAAAAGTGGCAAACTGATTCCTCCTCGTAAGTTACATAATACTTCTTGGGGTTATCTATGTCCTGCTGAGACACCAGAAGGTCAATCTGTTGGTGTTGTCAAGAATCTTGCATATATGGCGCATATCACAATTGCTTCCAACTCGGAGCCAATATATCAATGCGTATTGGAGAACGTCATTGAATTGTCAACTTGTACTCCTTTACAAACATTTGGAAAAGTCAAAGTATTGATTAACGGATGTTGGATCGGTATCGTTGAAGATCCAGTTGCATTGTATAATATGTTGAAACTCAAAAAACAAGAAGGTTCACTGAATATATATGTTTCTATCATATTCGACTATAAGACTGCTGAGATTCGCATTTGTAATGACGCAGGACGATTGACTCGCCCATTGCTACGAGTCAACAATAATCATCTCATTATGAAAAAATCAGTTATTCCTCAACTTCGAAGGTGTGATGTTAAATGGAATGACCTGTTGACGAATTGTGTTCTTCCTGAAGCCATTATTGAGTATATTGATCCAGAAGAACAATCATACTGTTTGATTTCAATGACACCAGCCGACTTGGAGAAACAATGGGTTCATCGCCCAATAAACACTGAAATTTATAGGTTCACTCATTGTGAGATTCATCCTAGCACAATCTTCGGTATTCTCGCATCTTGTATTCCTTTCCCTGAACATAATCAGTCTCCCAGAAATACATATCAATGTGCTCAAGCAAAACAAGCAATCGGTGTTTATGTTACAAACTATGAAAACCGAATGGATAAGACATCCTATGTTCTTACCTATCCAGCTCGTCCTTTAGTGGATACTCGTATTATGGATATGATTCACATCAACGATATTCCTTCTGGGTATAATGTTGTGGTTGCAATCATGACACATACTGGATATAATCAAGAAGATTCTCTTCTGTTCAACAAAGGATCAATCGATCGAGGACTGTTTCAAGCAACCATTTATCATACTGAAAAAGATGAAGACAAACAGAAAGTCAATGGTGATGAAGAAATTCGTTGTAAACCAGACCCAACAAAGACAAAGGGTATGAAGTTTGCGAATTATAACAAAGTCAACAGCAAAGGTGTTATTCCTGAAAATACATTGGTCGAAAATCGCGATGTGATTATTTCAAAGATTACTCCAATCAAAGAAAATAGAAATGATCCAACCAAGGTCATCAAATTCGAAGATAAGAGTCGCATTTACAGAACAGATGAAGAATTGTATATTGATAAGAATTATATTGATCGCAATGGAGATGGATATAACTTTGCCAAAGTGCGAGTTCGAGCAGTAAGACCTCCTGTGCTTGGTGATAAATTCTCTAGTCGTAGTGGACAGAAAGGAACAATTGGTAATATTATTCCAGAAGAAGATATGCCCTTTACCAAGGATGGAATTCGTCCTGATATTATATTGAATCCTCATGCTATCCCTTCCAGAATGACAATTGCTCAATTGAAGGAGACCATCTTGGCGAAAGTATTGCTATCATTAGGATTATTTGGAGATGGAACAAGTTTCGGTCATCTAGATGTGGATACGATTCGCGATGAATTGTTAAAGGCAAAATATGAAGCAAATGGTAATGAACTTCTGTATAATGGCTTAACAGGAGAACAACACGAATGTAGTATCTTCACTGGTCCAGTATTCTATCAAAGATTGAAACATATGGTTCTTGATAAGCAACACAGTCGTTCAATTGGTCCAATGGTGAACTTGACTAGACAACCTGCTGAAGGTAGATCAAGAGATGGTGGTTTAAGATTTGGTGAGATGGAGAGAGATACAACAGTAGCTCATGGAGCCTCGCGGTTTACAAAAGAAAGGTTGTATGACGTATCAGACAAATATTCAGTTCACGTTTGTAAGAAATGCGGTTTGATTGCATCGTATAACGACGAAGTACATATTCATCATTGTAAGACTTGCGATAACAGAACGGACTTCTCGTATGTTGAAATACCATATGCTTGCAAACTTCTATTCCAAGAATTGATCTCAATGAATGTTGCTCCCAGAATATTGACAGAAAATTAAATAATAATGTGAAAATAGGATAATATAATAATAACATTCTTCTAATAATTTTTTATTTTTCATTTATAAATTGAATTAAAAATAATAATATATTCATTATATTATTATTCAAAGAATGTGTCGTTATCCAGATTGCAAAAAGCGGTCTACTTTCAATAAAAATGGACTTAAAGCATTATATTGTTCAGAACATAAATTGGATGGAATGGTAGATGTAAAAAATAAAACGTGTTTTCATCCAAATTGTAAAACGATACCTAATTTCAATATCGAAGGATTCAAAGCATTATATTGTTCAGAACATAAATTGGATGGAATGATAAATGTAAAAAGTAAAAAGTGTTTTCATCCAAATTGTAAAAAACAACCTGCTTTCAATATCGAAGGGTCACAATTAGGATTATATTGTTCAGAACATAAATTGGATGGAATGATAAATGTAAAAAGTAAAACGTGTTTTCATGAAAATTGTAAAACGATACCTACTTTCAATACAGAAGGGTCACAATTAGGATTATATTGTTCAGAACATAAATTGGATGGAATGATAAATGTAAAAAGTAAAACGTGTCATTATCCAAATTGTAAAACACAACCTACTTTCAATATTGAAGGGTCACAATTAGGATTATATTGTTCAATCCATAAATTGAATGGAATGATAAATGTAAAAAGTAAAACGTGTCAACATGAAAATTGTAAAACGATACCTCATTTTAATTTTGAAGGACTTAAAGCATTATATTGTTCAGAACATAAATTGGATGGAATGATAAATGTGATAAGTAAAACGTGTCAACATGAAAATTGTAAAACGATACCTCATTTCAATACAGAAGGATCACAATTAGGATTATATTGTTCAATACATAAATTAGATGGAATGATAAATGTAAAAAGTAAAAGTTGTATTCATCCAAATTGTAAAACGAGTCCTGTTTTCAATTTTGAAGGACAACAAACGACATTATATTGTTCAATACATAAATTAGATGGAATGATAAATGTAAAAAGTAAAACGTGTCATTATCCAAATTGTAAAACACAACCTACTTTCAATATCGAAGGACTTAAAGCATTGTATTGTTCAGAACATAAATTGAATGGAATGATAGACGTGAAACATCAAATGTGTTTTCATCCAAATTGTAAAACGATACCTAATTTCAATATTGAAGGGTCACAATTAGGATTATATTGTTCAGAACATAAATTGGATGGGATGGTAGATATAAAAAGTAAAAGGTGTCAACATGAAAATTGTAAAACACAACCTCATTTCAATATTGAAGGAGAAATACAGGGATTATATTGTTCAATCCATAAATTGAATGGAATGATAGATATAAAAAATAAAAGGTGTCAACATGAAAATTGTAAAACTGGACCTGGTTTTAATTTTGAAGGACTTAAAGCATTATATTGTTCAAAACATAAATTGGAGGGAATGATAAATATAAAAGATAAATCGTGTCAAAATAATTGGTGTTATACTCTTGTTACAGAAAAATACGATGGTTATTGTCTTTTCTGTTATATCAATATGTTTCCAGATAAACCGGTAACTCGCAATTATAAAACAAAAGAGTTTTCGGTTGTAGAACATGTAAAAACAGAATTTCCAGATTTGTCATGGACAGCAGATAAGACAATAGTAGGAGGCTGTTCAAAGAGACGACCTGATCTATTATTGGATTTAGGTGAACAAATATTAGTTATCGAGATTGACGAAAATCAGCACACTGATTATGATTGTAGTTGTGAAAATAAGCGCATTATGGAAATATCGCAAGATTTGGGACATCGACCAATCGTATTTATTCGTTTCAATCCAGACGACTATAGTAATGAAGGAAAAAATATTACTTCTTGTTGGGGACAGAATAAGCAGGGTATTTGTGTAGTAAAGAAGACAAAGAAGGATGAATGGATCAATCGATTGGATACGTTGTCTGAACAAATACATTATTGGATGGCAAATCACACGGATAAAACAGTTGAAGTAGTCCAATTGTTCTATGATATTCAATAAATGGGGTATAATAATAATATTCTTCTAATATTTTTTTACATTTCATTTATAAACTGAATTAATAATAATAATATAATGATTATATTATTATTCCAACATGTGCCATTATCCAGATTGTAAAAAGCGTTCTTTGTTTGGTTTCGAAGGAGAGAAAACAACATTATACTGTTTTGAACACAAATTGGACGGGATGGTAAATGTAATTATAACAAGTAAAACAAAAAAATACCATTCTGTTGTAAAACATATAAAAACAAGTTTTCCAGATTTGTCATGGATATCTTATAAGATGACAGATTCTCCAAAAAGTCAAATCATTCTAATATTAGATTTAGGTCCCCAAATATTAGTTATTGAAATAGATGAAAAATATCATAATATAAATTGTAATCGTGTTTATGATAATAAACATATTATTGAGATATCACAAGAGTTTGGATATCGACCAATCGTATTCATTCGTTTTAATCCTCACAACTATAGTGATGAAGGAACTAATTTTACTTCTTGTTGGGGAGAGAAATGGATCAACCAGTTAGACTGGTTGTCTAAACAAATAAATTATTGGATAGAAAATCGTACGGATAATTTGATTGAAGAAGTCCAATTATTCTATGATATTTAATTTCTGTAAAAATAACGATATATAATCGTTACAAGAGAGAACAAAACACCTCCCCAAATAGAATCTACTAAAATAACCCAATTTTTCCATTTTGTAAAAATAGAAGCATTTGTCAACTCGTAAATTGCATAGACAGTTAATCCAAGTAAGAAGGCATCGATTGTAGGTTTTCTCTCTTTAATAATGAAATAGTAAATCGCAAAAGTTAAAAATAGATAACAAAGAACAAAATAACTCAAATTAATCTTCATTGGAGTCTGCTGAATAGAACTAATCATATTTTTCATATTTGCTTGAACAAAGAAGAAATAGATTGAGTCTAATGCCAATAAAGAGAGAAAAATGACTGTAAGAGAACCGAGTAACTTTGCGATATTCATAATATTAATAATAAATATTATGAATATTATTATTTAGGATGAAATGAGTTTATTGAACTCAATATCCCAATCTTTTATATAATATTATACTATATATGGCTGGATTAAGCGTAAGTTTACATGGATCAACTGGAATGCCACCTCGAATTTCAATGAGTATGCCTGGTTATTCTCGTCTTGGACGAGGCATGAAAGGGTTTTCTCCTCAATGGAATCAAACAGATGATCATACTTTTATCGATGTAGAACAACAACGTTTTCAGGTTGTTGAAGCATGGAATAATGTATATAAAACACAATTGGCGGCATCTAAACTTCATCGTGTAATTACGCCTTTTAGAGCAGTAACCAACTCGGGAGATGTTCTTTGTCGAAAAAATTACAGTTGCGGAGGACCTTGTCAGACACCTCAATCTCGTCCTGGATTACATGGATTATCAGGCGGGTTTGGAGGAATACAGAGCGCATGCGATAAAACAGCTGTGCCTGCGGCAGCTTGTAATGGCAAATACGTTTACGACAGTTCTGATTATTTAACTTATTTAAAACAAAAAGCAATAGTAAAGACATATAATAATCTCAGTAATGGAGGAGATGAAAATCATTCTACGCAAGTAGCATGGAAAGCAATTCGAAGGTATTAATCTCATTTGAGTGTAAAAGATAATATTTAGTAATACTTATTCTATGATTATATTATAATGTCGAATAACTACGCATCTTATTACACACTAAGTCCATCTTCAATGCAAGGAAATAATTATGTTCAAGCGCAAACGTTTGGACCATTAAGCACATCGCAAACGCCTGGTAACATACAATATCATAGTTATGGTTCTTTACCCGGAAAACATCCTAATCCGCCAAAGTTTTATCCATCAGATGGAGGAGGCGATTATGCGCAATCTAGACTTCAATATGCTCAATGTGATACATCATGGAAACAGCAGGCATTGGCGAGAGAAAAAGAAGTAGCGAGAACAAAACCTTATCGTTTTTTCTCAGCGTCAACACAAAGACAGATACCTGCTGAAACTGGACATATGAATTATATTACACCAATATGTTCTTCAATGCGAACATCAATATTGAAAAGAGGATCAGTTGGTAAGAGTTCATATAAGCAAGGCTTACCTAATGACGCATTGTTAAGTTTTAAGAGTTATGATAAAAGCTTTGTTCGCACTCGTCTTCAAAGAACAAGATCCGCTGGTTGTGTCGCACCGGCAAAGAAAGGTTCTATATATAATAAGTCATGTACAGCAGGA